GTTACAGTGCTACCGGACGCATCGGTTACTAAGAGTTGATTCGGAGCCAATGAAGGCGGAGTGTCTGCTAAATCTCCGGCAAAACTAAGATTTCCAGTAACACCGATTGCAGTAAATAAGGTGGAAAAGTTTTGATTAGTTTTGTCAAATGCTTCTCGAATACTATCGCCAGTCCCATCATTAGGTTGTCCGCCGATATTAATATTTAATTTACCTGTAGCCATGGTATCTCCTGCGTAAATGTTCGCTTTTTAATATTTACCTAGAATTTTTGTAATCCTAGTGTAGCTATTAAGGAGATACTGTAACTTTAATAAATTAACCTAGCAGTTGAATTATTTCTTCTTTGATATCTTCGCAAGGAATGATATCTAGCACACGGTTACGGTGCTGATCAATGAGGTATCTAGTAGCACGATCCTCGGTCATTCCTCGAGTTTGCAGGTAATAAATTTTATCTGGATCAAGAAATTCGGTATCTGACCCGCTGCTGATTTTCGAAGTGTAAGTATCGTTGAATATTTGAGGGACACTCTGGCATCGACCATTTGGTCCTGTAATTAAATTGCTGGCATCAACTCCTACTTGCGTAAATTCGGTGTCTTCTTCAACCTGTACCCAGCTTTGAAAAACAGTCTGACTATCGGCTCCGGCTTCAAATACAAAAAATTGATTACTGACACTGGCAGAACCGAGGTGTTCGATCTTGGTAATTAATTCACAATCGCCACTTACGTCGTTTCCGACGTATCCGTATCCGTTAAAATTGGCAAAATTTTCCAACTTAATCTGGATAATATGCTTGTTTAAGCGACCGCCTTTGGCAAAAATGCCCATATTAATCTGTCCGCGATCTCTAACGTAGATATCATATATAAAAACTTGCTGCATTTTGTCAGCTGCTTCATTGATAATTGTTAAATCTAATGAAGAATTCTCACAGACCTCGATTCGAATGTGCTTTGCTAGCATTCCTTTTTCGGTAGGAGTCTGTCGTAGCACCATTCGATCGGCTTGATTCCTCGAAAGTTCGACAACGCTTGCATCGATGACTTTAAATTCCTTATCAAAATATTGATCTGGTGTAAACGCCCAATCTGGATCGCCTTTTTGTGCTTTAAAACTCTGAATACCCATCTTCAACGATCCTTTTATAAAGTTCTGTCTGACCTGACATCTGGATTTCTCCTTCTGCCATGATATGAACATTTGTTGGTTGAATAATATCTAAAAATTTACGATTTCTTGTTACTATTAAACAAGCGCGACTATTGTCTTTTAGGTAATCTTTTAGAATCACGCCTACTTGGTTAAGGTCTGCCTCATCTAACCCTTCATCAATTTCATCTAACATGATTAAACTGGGATTCGACAGCATCATAAAGATTAATTCGTTGATTTTAACCTCTGCAGGAGTCAAACTGTCAATGAAAATATCGCCGTGATTCTTTCCGAGCCCTAAAAGCTCACTACATGCATCAAATCTAAGACGCATATCGTCTATTTCGGATTTTTTGAGATCATAACAATCTTTGAGAAGTTCCCAATTCCTAATATCTTCGAATTCGGGAGGATGTTGAAAGCTAAGATAGATGCCATTCTTGGATCTCTCTACAACGGGCGTATCATTTATAATGTTATCGTTGTATGTGATAACACCCTTGCTAATTTCTAAGTCAGGATGTCCCATAATAATATGGGCCAAGGCAGATTTTCCACTATTTTTAGGTCCCATTACTGCATGAATTTCTCCAGGCTGCAATGTTAAATTTATATCAACTAGTAGCGGCCCGCCGTTAGTAGCCTGTGCCGATACGTTATCGAGTGTAAGCATGTTTTACCTATCTGTTGAGGCTATACGCTGTTCGATTACCAACCAGTTGATAATTTTCCATGTATTTGCCAAGTATTTCTTTTTATCTGCTTGATAATCTAGTGCCCAAGCGTGTTCCCACCAATCTATTAGTAAAACAATGTCTGAGCGCATGGCATGATTTTTAATAGTTTTAATCTGCCCGTTTTTAGCTAGATATATCCAACCGGATCCTTGTATTCCCATTGCGATTTTTTCAAATTCTGCCTTAAAATCATCAAAATCATCGTAGTGCTTTTTAATAAATTCTAAAATGTCACCGTCAGGCTTACTATTGCCCGGTGATTGAAACTGTTCGAAGTAAATTTTATGAAGAAATGCGCCAGCTTCGTTAAACGCAGCATCGCCTTCGCCTGAGTTGAACTTATCAACGTATGCTTTATAAAGTTTACCGTAATGATAATTAATGGTATCTTCTGATATAACCGGATCAAGGTCTCCACGAGCATACGGCAACTTTAGCTGGACTAATCTATCGTCGACTACCGGCGCTTTAGCTTCATTTAAAATGAATTCTTTGACAAAATTATATTTCATAATCATATTTATAGGATTAAATAAAGCCGAGCTTTAATAAGAAAGGAGAAAAATTATGTTAGGATTCTTTAAGAAGCTTTTAGGCATTAAAACCGCAGTCGAAACTGCGGTAGTAGAACTAGAAAAGAAAGTCGAAGTTGTAGTCAAGGAAGAAGCACCGAAGATTGAAGCTGCTATTGCAGCTGAAGTTAAAAAAGTTGCTCCTAAAGCCAAAGCTGCTGCTAAGAAAGTCGAAGCTGCGGTTGAAGCCGAAGTAGAAGCTGTTGTTAAGAAGGTTCGCGCACCTCGCAAGCCAAAGGCACCTAAGTAATGGACTTGGCTAGTGCAAAGCTGGCCAAGTTCTTACCTTTTGCCTCGCACATGATGTCGTGTGTATCACTGAAACTTAGAGCCCACTCATTTACTGCATTATTCCAGTAAAAATCGGAATGGGCTCTGAGTTTTCCTTTTTTATATCCTGATTCTAGCAATGAGTTAAGATCAGGTCGAGTGTCCCCGCAGTGCCCGACGAGCAGGTCTTCACGTGAAACTGAGAAATGACAAGTAGGCCGATGGCCGCGCCAACTATCAATAATCCTTTTAACACGGTCATCATTATTTTCAATGTATTCTCCTGTCTTGATCCAATGATGGTGGATGTCCAGGACTAATGCGCAATCGTCAACTAGTTCCAGACTGTCTTCAATACCCCAGGTCATTTCGTCATTTTCGATAGTAAGAGTGTTACGTGCTTCGGGAGACATACGAGCAAGTGCGGTACGAATACCTGCAGGTCCTTGACGACCTGCAATATGCACATTGATCTTGAAGTCTTGGAAGGTTTTACCAAATCCCATCCAGCGAGCCATGTTTACATGGTATTCAAACTCTTCGATACTGCGCTCCACGATATCAGGGTTATCAGAAGCCAACACCGTAAACTGGCCAGGATGCATAGAGAGGCGGACATCGCAGTCACGGGCAATATCACCCACTTGAGAAAAGTGTTTTTCACAATATTGCTGAACATCAGGACGCAACCAAAAATAGTTCCAACTAGACTCAGTGTAAACAGGCAGAACATCACTACCAATCCTAACCATACGAAGATTATCATCTAGTGTACCTACTTTCTTAACTAATTTACGAACAGATTCGATGTTTTGTTCCATTAAATCCCAGAGTTTTTGTTCTGCAACATCTCGTTTTTGCCGATTAAGCCAAGAAACAGTAGTACCACCGGTATTGTATTTTTTGCAGTCATCGGTAGATTTAATACCATTAACTTGGTCGGGTCGATCAATCCACTTACATGCAAATCCAATTTTATTGGTCATCAATTTTCCTTAGTGTCCAAGAGCCGTCGTTATTGTCAATCCACTTGAGGGTATCGCCCTCTCGCCATCCTTGACTTTCAATTAGTTCATCAGGAAACGGAAGGATAAGATCCTCGCCGTCTTCGATGACTGTAATTGTCCATGTATTTGTGTTTGTCATGTTGCAATTATAACAACAATGTTGACAGAAGTCAAGTGAACCTGGCCACAGTAATCACGCCGTAACGATACGTACCGGTTTCGCAACCGATTCTTTGAGTAACATCATTTACCAAAGAGATCATTTTGGGACTGTTGCCGCAGATAATAGTTAGTGGAAAACTATTCTGATTTAACAGAATAAAATTCTCCACTAACATATCAACATCTTGGTGTTTTACACCGTGTAGATCCAATTGCATTTATTATCCATTCCAGTGATGAATCGCATTTGCAATAATAAAAAAGTTGGTTATAAAGGCCTGTAAGACCAAGATTGTGCGTACCCAAGCAACCTTGTCAGATTCCTTGTCACAATCACTGGCCTTCTCGCCGAGTGCCTTAAACCAAATGCGCTTTAG